ATTTATATTTATATTTATATTTATATTTATATTTATATTTATATTTATATAACGCAAAAAAGAATATTTTATAACCAACTTAAAGAAACACAATCTGAAATTTAGATCTCATCTAGAGCATCGTCGTCTCCATTATCGCTCTTTATTTTTATATTAATCCACTCCTTGATGCTATTTTTATTCAACTTCTTTTCAAATTTCTTATCCATCACTTCTTCGAGCTCCATCAGCTTCGGCATTTTTCTGCCAGAATAATTCATCTGGAACCATTCTTTAAAGACACTGTTCAATATTTTCTTACCCAAATGTGCGCCTGGAACTATCTCAATATTATCGGCAATAAATCCAGCGATACAGTCTTGACTCTGTCTGTATTTATTCGACGCAGCCTTTACTTCCTCGCAGTCGATTACTTCTCCGTCTGTTTCAAACGCACGCTTCACCAGCATACTGATAAAGACAATTGCCCACGATGGCAGTTTCTCTTTTAATCCTTTATCTTTTGGAAAGACATATTTGGTATCATCTGTGTGATGTTCGCCATCCGAAATAAACTTCGATAAGAAGTCTACTAGCTTCATTCTTCGCCACGTGCCATCGTCGCCTCCTCTTACTTCGAACAACGCATTGGTACAGACAACTAAACTAAACTGCGGTATAAAGATCTCACTGGAACAAAATAGCGCTCTTGCCTGAATTGGATCGCCGCCAGTTAATTCCTTCATAATTCCTTCATTAATGACAGCATCTTTGGATGGCTCTTGCATGACCGCATATCTTACTCCTTTTAATTGGATAATTTCCGATGAAGTTCCGCCAATTGCGTTTCGCTTTTCAGTCACTAAAGTTATCGGCACTGTTCCCTTATATTCTCCTAGTGCTTGCGACATCAGTTCTGTCAAAATAGACTTACCATTACTGCCTGAACCGCGATAAATGTTAAATGCGTGTTCCTTTTTGATTCCGATCAAGGTCGCTGCCAAATGATCCCACATATATCTACATAAGTCTTTCTGAGGAAACAACTGCTCCATAAACGTCACTAACTCTTCTACTATATCCGAATTTGCTTCCGCATTAAACGGAACATATGGAATTCCCGTTGTCTTTGTTATGTAGTCTTGTGGATAACCTTGTCTAAATATCTTGGACTTGAAATCTACTACGCCGTTTGTAAAACACATCAAATATGGGTTCGCATCCATATTTCTGACAAAGTTTTTGTCAAAGAATATTTCCATTGCCTCACGCATTATATTATTTTTATCTCCTGTTTTCTTCAATTTTATACAAATCTCCGCGATTTTCTTTATCTTCTTTTGAACAATTTCATGATGATCTTCATTTTCCTTGAAGCTTTGCATGTCTGCCAAATATTCAGCCTGCTTATCCGAATATAGCTGAAACAGATCTTTAGATATAGCCATTCGCAATGTCATGCCTTCGTCCTGTTCCCATCTGTGATTATTGAATACATGCCATGTCTTATTTGTCAAACTGCTACAAACATATTTATCTTTGAACATATGATAAAGAACCATCGCATAGTCCCAATCACCGACCTCAAATATGGTCTCTTCGATATAGCTATTGATTGTAGTCCGTTTGACCTTCTCATATTCTTCAAACGCATCCTGCTTTGCCCAATACATTATCGATTTTCGCGTCACGCCATCCGCTTTTTTATTAAAATGATATTTCCAATCATTATACAGCTTTGGAATACTATTGTAATCAAAGTCTGACGCTTTGCTTCTTAGCATGACCCATGATAGAAATAATCGCTCATCAGTATGTTTTAAAGCAAACGCGACCTGTCTGTTTAGCAAATGTGATCCAGGTTCGTAGTATTTTTGCGGCAACACTTGAGTGTATTCATGAGTCTCCTTTATAAATTGCTCGTTAATTTTTAATGATGACATGATATTATCAATTGCTTTCTTCAGAATATCGGGTCCTACAATATCAGTCAATTGAATATCCATATTGTCTTCTTCCTCCTCTAAGATTAGATTGACTTTTCCTTTTCCTCCGGACCCTAATGATTTCTTTTTCGATCCTTTGCTTGCTAATAATTTATTATATTGATCCACGATCTTTGGATTGATATCGAATTTTACATTCTGGGAATTCTGTGCGGATAATAGATGTAGATTTTTTGACAGATCAAAATCCTTCACTGATTTTGGCACTGTCATAAACTCATTATCGGTTGGATCTATTTCCGCAACCATATAATAAGTCAATCTGTATGCCTCATTGCCAGGTTTCTGAGATCCATACATTTGCCAGTTTATAACACCTTTGCTTATACCTTCATCTAAAACTCCAGGCCAATCATTCGTCAAAGGCAGCTCCCAAATATCTTTCAGTTTTTCTAATATCCGGTCTCTTAACATCATCTGTAAAACATGATCCATTTGTATTCCTATAATCATATGTATGCCATCTTTTGTAATATTTTTATCAGCAACCCTATTTACATGCGGTTTCTCCATAACAAAGATCGGGAACGGGGTTTTCTCTCTGAAAATCAGCAATTCCTTAAGTTCTTCCAAATATAGTTGAACTACGTCCTGTATATGTCCTACCGTATGTTGGCGATCTGTTACGCTAAAATCATAACGAAAATCAAAGTCAACTAAGATAGGACCAGTGCCATCTTTTTGTTGCGCCTCTGTCAAATATTCCTTCCTACCTTTTACAAATACACTTTCATAATATAGACGATAATAGAGCGGCAATTCAGCAGGTTCTATGCTATAGCTGCCACCATATATATTTAATTCTGGACTAGCAATTCTAGTATGAGTAGATGATTTTCCAAGTGTCTTAGCATTATGATTTGATAGAAACTCGCCTAGGTCCCCAACGTGTGATGATGATGTCATAGTATTTATATTCATAGTTAATATAATATATTAAGATTTTTCTATTTCATTTTTTTTTTAAATTATTTAATTATTATAAGGAATTGATACATATGTATCAAATACACATGTTATCAACATGCGTGTAGAATCTGAAATAATAAACTTAGTCTTTTATCGAATATAATATTATGTTCTAAAATAATATCCATTTCTTCTTGAATTTTGATAGTATATATATAACTTATCCATCGTTTATGATGATCTTGTATTTTCATGTGTATTTTACTTATTTCATTATTTAATATAGTTATTATTTCTAGGACTGATATTAATGCTAGCTTTATACTGGTTGGTATCTCAGTGAATAATTTATTAAAATCATTTGTTAAAACATTATTAATGTTATTACTGTTATAGTTAACTAACAAAAAATCATCCTTTACTATTTCTTTTTCAGTGTCATTTATAAATTTATTAATGCTTTCATTTATTTTGTCTTTGTCTTTGTCTTTGTCTTTGTCTTTGTCTTTTAAATAATATTTTTTAATTATATCCTTTATTAATGCGGAAACAATTAATAACTTATTGTGAACATCGCTGATTTTTAATTCCTTTTTATAATTATTATAATTGTTATTTTTGTAATCAATAAACCATACAAATAAACTGTGAGTGGATACAATAGAGGTTGTAATATTCGACGCAGTTCTCATTAACACATCGTTAGTTATTGTCGTTAATATATTCATAATTATATTTTATATTATATTTTATATTATATTTTATATTATATTTTAAATAGATATAAAAATTACAATAGATATTATAGAATATACAATATATTATAAATGAGTTCATCAAAGACTATAACCAAAGACACCATTAATCGTTTGTTAAAAGATGTTCGTCAAATTATGAAACATCCACTTACTGACAATAATATTTATTATACACACGACGACGAAGATATTTTGAAAGGATATGCGCTTATTGTTGGACCATCTGAAACGCCATATTTCGGTGGTTACTATTTTTTTGAATTTAATTATCCTTATGATTACCCATTCTCGCCGCCAAAAGTGAAATATATGACCAATGATGGTCATACCAGATATAATCCAAATTTATATAAATGCGGGAAAGTATGTGTTTCTATATTAAATACATGGTCTGGCGATAAATGGTCTGCTTGTCAAACAATTAATAGCATTTTATTGACACTTTGTTCCCTTCTGAATAATATGCCTTTTTTAAATGAACCAGGTCAGTATCCAACGTCTCGTGACTGTCTTGCCTATAACAAGTCAATCGAATATTCTAATATTAATTTTGCCGTTTGTGAGATGGTCAATCCTTTAAAAAATGCGGTGCCAGAGCAATTCAGAGGATTTAGTCCTTATTTGAAAGAGCATTTTTACAAAAATTATGATCAGATTTTGGATTTTGTTGTTAAAAAAAATGAAGTATTTGAAGTGTTAACTGTTCAAATATATTCTATGCAGACGCAGGTAGATTATTCTAGATTAAAAGATAAATTGATTGAAACTAAGGGGATTTTAGATTTGGATAATGAAAAAAAATAAAGAAGAAATAAATAAAGAAGAAAAAGATAATAAAAAGATAATAAAAAGATAATAAATAAAATTGAAATAATTATTTAAATATAGTATCTGTATATACTATACTATAAAATGCACTTCTGTTCTAAATGTCAAAATATGTATTACATCAGCATTGCCTCCGACGATGCGAATAAATTAGTTTATTATTGTAGGAATTGCGGGGATGTGGATGAAACGCTTTCAGTTGATAACGTAACCGTATCAAAAATTCAATTGAAGAAATCGGAGCAGGAGTTTAGTCACATTATTAATAAATATACTAAGCTGGATCCGACTTTGCCTCGTATTAACACCGTTTTGTGTCCGAATCCGAATTGTAAAACAAATACAGATGACTTGCCGCGCGAAATCATATATATCCGGTATGATGACACAAACATGAAATATGTTTACCTGTGCTCGACGTGTGATACGGTATGGAAAACAGAAGACAATAAATAAGTTTGATTAAGAATGATGATTAAATTGTTTTGTTTGTTAATTATTTTAGATAATTTTTATTTTATTTTATTTATTTATTTTTTATATTAAATAAAATTGAAATTATAATATTAAAAGTATCTATCTTTATATATTATAAGAATGAGTTACTTTGATGAAAAATATGGCGGAGCGGATGGTTCCGATGATGATGAAAAAAATAGTCAGAATTCTGATGATTCTGACTCGGAAACAGAAACAAATATAGATAAAGATGAAGAGATAGAAGAGGAAGATGACGATGAAGCAAAAGGTTTAGAAGATGATGATGGTGACGAAGATGAAGACGAAGAAGAAGGCGTCAAAATAAATTTTAAAGAAAAATACGGTGTTAGCTTTGGTTCCAATGATAACGAAGATCTTATCACATTTGCTCGTAAAAACAAGGAAAAACTGAAAGCAAAGTATGGAGAGGAATTTGGTAAAGATGAAGAGGAAGATATTCGAATAGTTCAAAAATACTTGGCCGAACAAAGAGAAAGAGAAGCCATGGAAGGCTCGGATGATGACTCTGAATCCGATTCTTCGCATGTAGCTCCTAAAAAGAAGTCAAAAAAAATGCCCGCTGGAAAGCAGAAATCTGCTTCAAAAGCCCCTGTTTATGATGAAGAAGACGACGAGGATCCAACCGGAGAAGTTTATTTACAAAAATTCGACAAGGAAATTAATGATAATTATTTAGTTAACTTTCATCCTGAAAGCGCGGTTCATAACTATGATGAAATCCTGGCAATGACGAAGATTACTAGAGATAAAGCTGGCATCATTATTGACGATCTACATAAAACACTTCCGTTTATAACTAAATACGAACGGGCTCGAATATTGGGTCAGCGAGCGAAGCAAATTAATAGTGGGGCATCTGTATTTGTCAAAGTCCCGGAGAAAGTTATTGACGGTTATTTGATTGCTGAATTGGAGCTACAAGAAAAGCGCATTCCTTTTATTATTCGCAGGCCGATGCCTAATGGTGGCAGCGAATATTGGAGTATTAAGGATCTAGAAAATATCGCGTTTTAATCCACCTTTTAAAAAAAGCTGGAGGCAAAACTTTATTCCACCTTTTAAAAAAAGCTGGAGGCAAAACTTTATTCCACCTTTTAAAAAAAGCTGGAGGCAAAACTTTATTCCACCTTTTACACCTTTTTACATTTCAAACGCCGATTATTTATAAAAAATTGATTTAAAATTATTATAATTATAATTTATATTATAATAATAATGTCAAAACCAGATACAACTAAAACATTTGTATATAAATATGAAGATGAAATAAAAAAATACTTTACAAATAATTTAATTAATAAAGAAATAATAAGTGAAATACCTAATGAAAAATATGAAAATATATTTAAGGATATTTATGAAAGAAGACCAGAAAAATATGAAAATATTTTTAAGAGTGCTAAAGACCAGAAAATAGGTCCCAAAAGTCAAATGAGTTATTATTTATATAAAACGTCTTATAAATAATCGGCGTTTGAAATGTAAAAAGGTGTAAAAAAGCTGGAGGCAAAACTTTCAAATTAAATTAAATTAAATAATAATATTTTTTATTATTATTTAAAGTCTTTTTTTCATATATACTTAAATGGATTGGACTTGGTCTTCTTTATATGCTTATACTTCCGGATATGCTTACACTTATGCTTATGTGGTTCCCACTTCTACCATTGTAATTGGACTATCTGTCGGTTTAATTAAATTTTCCGAATATATTCAGGGCATGTGTATTTCTAATACAAATCTGATTATACGACAAAGTGATCAAATACATTTTCTTCTAAATCGCTTAATCGATTTAAATAAAAAAATAGTTAGACTGGAAAATGAGATTACAGCTTTAACTGAGACAAATGTATCTTTTACTTCATTATCGACAATAGACGAAGTTGAAGAAGTTGATGAAGAAAAGGAAGAAGAAGAAGAAGAAGAAGAAGAAGAAGAAGTTGAAAAAGAAGAAAAAAAGGAAGTATCAGAAGAAGTATTTGAACTTATTGAAAAAAGATTAAGTCCTGTTACAACTGTTAATAAAAAATCTGGTTGGTTATCCTTTTTATTTTAATTTTAATTTAACGTTTTTTGTGACTTTTTCTTCGGTGTTTTTTGTGGCGTTTTGTTGCGGATCCGCCATTAAAAGTTTTTTTACCGAATACAGAACTTAATATAGGATCACCATCACTATAATCTACAACACCATGACTAATTCCATAAACAAATAAGGTTCCTCCACAAACCCCCAAAAAAAAGTATAATAAAGCTATATTATCTTTCATAATAATATACAATATCACAATATAATATTGTATATTAAAAGCGTTTATAATATATAGATTTCATTATATATATTATAATATGAAAGTAGCACTCTGTTTTATCATTAGTTATCAGCATATTTTAAATAAAGAACAACTATGGATCAACTGGATAAAAGAAAATCAAGACATCATTAATGTATATTTTCATTACAAAGACTTTAATCAAATTCAATCTCCATGGATCAAAACGTATACAATCCCTCCTAAATATGTCCATCCAACTACCTATTATAATGTCGTTCCAGCTTATATGGCTCTGCTTTCTTACGCATTTCATCACGACATTGAAAATAAATGGTTCTGTATGTTAACTGACTCATGTGTGCCGATTATCAGTCCTGCTAAATTTAGACAGTTGTTTTTTGAAAAATACAAGACCAGTCTGTTTTCTTGGAAGCCTGCTTATTGGAATTTGGAAATTCATCGACGTGCCAATTTGCGGCTACTTAAAAAGGAATATTGGCTCGCCAATGATCCGTGGTTCACTCTAACTCGAACTCATGTCCATAAATTCAATATATTTTTAGCAGCTAAAAATGACATCTATCAGATTGTTAATGCGGGCGGGCTAGCGAATGAAAGTATCTTTGCTATTATGCTTCAGACATTTAATGAACTAACAAATAAAGACACCTTGATAAATGCTGTCAGCACCGTAACCGATTGGTCGCGCATGTCGAGCCCGACGAGCCCCTATTTATTCAAAGAGGCGACTCCCGAGAATATTAATATTATTTCAAACCTACTTAAAGAAAATCCGCATGCGATGTTCTTGCGCAAGGTGGATCGCTCGTTCCCAGATCAGGCGATCCTTGACTTATATGGTAATGAAAATATAGGCAATTCTGTTTCTATTTTTAGCGAAAATAGAAGTCTGTTTACAAACATATGTCGTTGTTTTATTCTTTTTATCTGGTCTAGTTGTCTTGTATTATGGGTTGTAAATGAAAAAGTATTAAAGATATGTTGATATTATATAGTATAATATCAAATGGGTGGAAAACTTAGATATGATTATATTTTATTAAAAAGCATTTTCGATGAAGCAAGTGTTATGTTATTAGTAGATTACAAAGACATGTTTATAACAAGAGATACTAGAATTATTGGTAAATGTATTTTATGTGAAAAAAGTTTTAATAAAAGTTTTAATAAATTACATAAACAAAGAAACTTTGGTTGTGAAACTTGTTCAAAAATTTTAAAATTTGAACGCATAAAGGAGACTATGTTACAAAAATATGGTGTTGAATATGCTGCCAAATCTGAGATATTTAGAGATAAAATGAAAGAAACTACTTTAGAAAAATATGGTGTTGAATATGCCACGCAGCACAGTCATGTTAAAGATAAAATGAAAGAAACTAAATTACATAGATATGGAGTGAATAATGAGGAAATTAAAGCCAAAAGAAGATTAACTAATATAAAAAGATATGGGGTTGAAAATGCTATGCAGAATAAACAAATACGAGAAAATGCTAAACAAACTATTTTGGAAAGATATGGGGTTGAACATGTATCCCAAAACTCGGATATTATGGAAAAAATGACAACTCATATGTATAAATTTAAAGAATATATTACTCCTTCTGGCAATATATTAAAAATACAAGGCTACGAACATTACGCATTAGATCAGTTATTTCAAAAAGAAAACATATCAGAAATTGATATTTTAACTGGTTGTAAAAATGTGCCAACTATATGGTATGATGATCTAGATGGTGAAAAACATAGACATTATGTTGATATATTTATACCTTCTCAAAATCGTTGTATTGAAGTTAAATCTACATGGACTGCTAAACTAAATAATCACACTATATTTTTAAAGCAGGAAGCAGCAAAAAAATTAGGATATAACTATGAAATTTGGATTTATAATACAAAAGGAGAAATTGTTGAATTTCATGATTAACATTTCCATCGGCAACCGCATTCCAGGCACTGGACATATGTCGTCATACTTTCATCTGCTGACCTCGTTTGCGCCTGCATGAATGAACATTTTTTTGATTTACATTTTCGACACGTAAATGTGTCTGTGCATGCTTCTAATCTTGTTTCAAATTTGCTCTTATCTCGAATACTTTTGATTCTAATCATTTCCGCCCATTTTTCCGGCTGCATCTCATGATGCGTCATGAAAGCAATTGTATGCGACTTGATTTCGCCAGATACAACTTGTTCAATCAATTTGTCGTTTTTTAGATTTATATAGATGCTACGCAAATGATCTAAATAAATTTGGACGAAGAATGGATTGTCCCACTTCTTCACTACTTTTCTATTGCCGGCTTCTTTCAAAGCCCAATTATGTATTCCTTTTTCTAAATTTGCCGCATGTTTTTCGGACCCACCTTTGTTAACAAAGAATATGCTTAGTTTGGAAGCAATATTGGCTCTGAATTCATCTGGATTTTCGATAATTTTAACTGGCATTGTTGCTTAAATATATTATAATGATATGTTTAAGTGATTGTATAATGATAATTATTAATTCAATTTTTTCTAAGGAAACCAAGGTTTCCTTATGATCCTTCCTTTTTATTTCTTTGGTTTATTTCCTTTATTTTCACCGCTTTGCCGTAGGTAAAGCTTACTATTTATTTTTTATTTAGTTTTTTTGGTATCTGTTGCTTCCTCTTCTGAGCTGCTATAATCATATGCTTCTTCCGACAATTCAGATCCAATTTCTTCTAATAAAAGCGCCGCATCTGGATCTGTATCCGATGTATCATTTTCGACATCTTCGCTATCTTCCGTATCACCTTCATCTTCCGATCCTGACGCAGAATGCTCTGAAGACGACTCGGTATCGACCACAAAACCGTCCTTCAAATAACCGCCTTTTTTTGTCTTTTTTGCCGCAGGAATTGCGGCTAATTCATCCTCTTCCTCTTCATCTTCTGCCGCAGTAACTGCTAAATTTTCAAATCCGCCAAACAGTTTTTCATACATTTTTTCCCATAGTTCAACTGATAAATTATGAAGCTGTGGTTCTTTTCCTTTGTCAGGAGTAGTTGTTGCGACTAGAGCGCATGCTCCAAAAAACAATTTGGTATCAATTGGTGGCGGAAAATCGTATTTATTTTCCATGTTTGCCTTGCCATCTAGCTTCCCATACATGGCAACATTATATTTTTGACCATCTATTTTTACAGGCCAAACTGTGTGTTTTTCAAAATCATCCGCTTTTTTGAAACCGCATTTTTTGAATAGTTCTTCTTCTTTGTATTCTTTTACATTCAGAGACTTAAGCGTTCCTGTTTTATCGACGATAACTATTGTTAAAGAATGTGATTGCGATTGCGATTGCGATTGTTTCATTTACAAATTATATAAAATATATATACAATAGGTTTAAATAGTTTCTACAAATATTATTATAAAGAATATGTCAAATTTAATGAAACAAATGAAAATTTATGTTACAAACATTCCTCCATCTACTCTTAATCTTGAAAACCTTAACAAATTTCGATTGTCCAAAGATGGATACAAAAAATACGAATTAGTGTCTGAAGAATTTGGAACACATATAATCGATTATTCAAAAAATGGTGTAGAAAATATGTATAGAATTGAACCAAATTTAAATATGGACTTACATCTGATTAATAATTATAAAAATGATAAATTATATTCTTTGTTAGTTGATAAGACAGAATATGTTCATATTCCGGTTATTTCTCAGTTTCCAGTGGATTATATTCTAACCAAAATGATATGTTTTGAATATAAGATTAATGCGAATACAACTGTTAATAAAAAACCTGGACTAAAATTGGTTATAGAATGTCTTGAAGAAACTAACAAACTATTGGAAAAAGAGTTGATTCCTATTAATTTTTATTTTTTGGGTTCTTCGATACATCAATCAGAAGATATTTTATTAGAAGAAATCAATATGTTTTTATTAGAGCTTAACTAATATTTCAATATAATATGTTAAGTTGGATTATACAAATTTCAATCATTTCTATTATATTTATTTTTTTGGTGCATCATCTATTAGGCTTTTTTAAATCAACACTAACGGTTCCAAAAATGAAAGATTTAGTAAATTCTCCGGTTAAAAAATATCAGGATATATTTGATACAATTACAAATAGCAATACGATAAATAATTCAAATACTAATTATAATAAATATTTACCTACATCAGATCTAGATACTGATTATACAGATATTGATTTATTACCTACAGAGAATTCAAATTCAAATTCAAATTCATTAGGAACAGACATGAAAGATGAATTAAAATCGTTTCTCAAAAAGCAATTAAATACTTCCGTAGATGGTGTAAGCTCTAATTTTGGTTCAGCATTTTAAACAATGTATTATTTAAATTATATATTATTATTAATAATTTATAATTTAAAGATTTAGATCCATTATTATTATCATTAATATTAACATAATGGATCTATCTAGATTTGACACAACTCAATTACACAATGATTTCATGAATTCCAGACCATTCAATCATATAATTATTGATAATTTTTTGGATGAAGCATTTTTAAATGATATTTTATCTGAAATTAATAGTTATTCATCTGATACATGGTATGATAAGCAAAACGCAAATATTAATAATGAAGCCGACAGTATTGTTCAAAGTAAAAAAATTGCTCTTACCGACTATAACAAAATGGGAACCAAATCTCAAGGTTTTATTGACTTAACTAGAAGCGATAAATTCCTCCATTTTTTAAAAAACATCACCGAAATTTCTGATTTAGAAAATGATCCGCAATTATTTGGAGGAGGTGTTCACAGAGTGAATACCAATGGCCATTTAGCAATTCACAGTGATTTTAACATTCATCCGGTATTGAATAAATATCGTCGACTAAATGTGTTATTATATTTAAATAAAGATTGGCAATGTGATTATAATGGAGAATTGGAATTATGGAGCAAAGATATGAAACAATGCGAACATCGTATTGCTCCTATTTTTAATCGTTTAGTTATTTTTCGCATCACAGATGACGCGTTTCATGGTCACCCAAATCCATGGCTAAATCAAAATCCTAGATTATCATTTGCTTTGTATTACTATACAAAGGATCGACCTGAAGAAGAAAAGGCACCATTTCACTGGGCTTTGTGGCAGAAGCGACCTAATATTGGGTATTAATAATAATAAATAATTTAAATAAAAGATATAAAGATATATTGATATGTTATTAATATAACAATGTCAAGACCAAATAATAAAGCCAAAATCAATACTGATCCATCTTTAAATGCGGATGAAATCTTGCATGAGTTTCCAAAATTTGAACTTTCTTATGAAACAATGATGCATAATAAAGTTCATGATTCCGACATTATGTGCGCTTGTCCAGAAGGTGATAAGTGTTTCGCATGGTTTACGGAATATAATGATGAAAATGTATGTTTCCTTTTTGAAATGGAAAAAAGGTCAAAAGATCGAGCTATAAAAATAGCGGTAACCAGTTTCAATGATGCGCTTGTTTATGGTTCAGGAACCATTTTGTGCGGCACTGTGTTTAAGTATAATGATGTTAGTTGCTTCTGTATACAAGACATGTATTACTATAAAGGAATTAATATGACTGGATATTCTTACTTGAAAAAGTTACAAACTATGAAGACATGTTTAGAAAAGGATCTTACAAATGTTGCTCTAACTAACAAATTCACCATTTTTGGTCTACCTATTTTTAGCACCAATTTTGGCGCATTGTTACAAGATATTTCTTCGTTGCCTTATAAGGTTGACACAATTCAGTTTCGATATTTTAATTCTAAAAAAATATCATGTGTTAAATACTATAAACCGAATAGTAACAACAATGGTATAAATAATAAAAATAGGGTAGACAATGGACAAGCGGTAGCAAAAACAAATAAAGCTGTATTCAAGGTTTCGCCTCAAATTCAAACCGATATTTACAATTTATTTGCTTACAAGGATGGGAAAGAAGAATTCTTTTCTATTGCGTTTATTCCTGACTTGAAAACAAGCATGTTTATGAACAAATTGTTTAGAAATATAAAGGAAAATAGTAATCTAGATGCGCTAGAAGAGAGCGACGAGGAAGCGGAGTTTGAAAACGAAAGAGAGGATAAATATGTGTTTTTAGATAAGTCGTTTAAAATGAATTGTCAATATAATCATAAATTTAAAAAATGGGTTCCTGTGGATTTAGCGCCAAGGGATAGTCGAGTTATTTCTTTGTCACTTCTTGTATAACACTTGAAAATCTTATATAGGGTATATGTATAGACAATGTCTTTAGTAAATGTGAACGCATCGCATAATTCTGGGTTTGGATTTACTAGCACAGTAAATCCTAGATCTGTAAATCCAGCTGTTTTATCTGTGCCAACTAGCAATATTCAGGCAGCGGCTGCTTCTAAAATTGTCGGAGGCGGCAGAATTAACCGTAAGAAAATAAATAAAATCTCTGGAAAGTATAAGATGAGAGGTTCAAAGAAAAGTAAAAGACGAAGTATTAGACGAATGAAAAGCCGAGTTAGAAGCCGATTTGCTAAGCGAAGCGCTAAACGATCACACAGTCGCAGACAAAGTAGAAGTCGAAACCTTAAAAGAAGTGCTAGTAGAGGTCAGAAAGGCGGCTACGCTCAGTATCAAAATAACATGCCGAATACGCCCTCTTTTTCCACTGGTGGTCCGCTATCGCCATCTTTAAGCGCTTTGGCATCACCACCACCTTACCAGACGCTAAGCAACTGCACTAACTGCGTTGACTCGTACAATCATTTTACAAATTCAGGTACGCAATCCAAAGGATCGTATTAAATATAAATATCAATTAATAAAATTATATAAAAATATAACTTTATTAAACAATAATGGAAGAATTATTACATAAAATAAAAATTTTAGAAGAAGAAAATAATATATTAAGGGTAGAATTAGAGGAAACTAAAGAACATTTAAAAAAATATACAGCTCCAAAAAGAAACAAAAAATATTATGAAACACATAAGGAAGAATTGTTAAATAAAATGAAATTAGAGCCTATAGCATCAGACAAAAGAAAAGAATATAATAAAAATTATTATTTGAAAAAGAAAGAAATTCAAAATATTAAGGAATAAGATATATTGCGTATTATAACTTAAATATAAATATTTACTTAATATATAAATGCCAAAAAAATTTACATTAGAGTTTTTAAATCAAATTTGTAGTGAAAAAAGAATGATGCTTTTGAAAAATTATTCAGAAGATGAATTAAATAGTCAAAAATTTATAGACTTTAGATGTATAAAATGTAATGAAAATACATCTAAAAGATTTGAATTTATTATAAAATATGATGCTATTTGTCATATTTGTAGTTATAATCAAAAAGGAATAACAGCGAGAAATACTACACTAATTAAATATGGAGTAAAAAATATATCGCAATTAGATTATATTAAAAATAAAAAAAAAAGAGACTACATTTAAAAAT